GGCCTCCCACCTGGTCATCGCGATCTGAACCCCGAGATCCAAGGAGAATCACCATGTCAGATCAAGTCGACATTCTCGGAGTTACCGGACGCGACCTTCCGGGCGTCTATCAGGACAACGTTCGGCAGGCGCCACGCATCGGGCGTCGCGGCGAGGTCTACACCCAGCCGCTGGCAGGTACGAAGCTGTACCCGCTCGCGGACGAGGGCTCGTACTTCCTCGCCTCGAACCCCACGATCGGCACCGGCATCGCCGGCATCGCCGCATCGACGAGCTATGACGCGACAGAGCACCTGTTCTGGTTGCGCAACACCTCGACGAGCAAGCGGCTCTATCTCGACTTCATCGAGATCTGCGTTACCGCTGCTGGTGCAGCCGGCACCACGTCCGGCTTCACGGTGACCACAGACCGCGGCGCCACTCGGCGCGGTACGGGCGGCTCGGACATCACGTCGATCTACAACGTGAACCGCGCTTCCAGCGCCACAGCCGAGGTCTCGTGCGCGTTCGGTGCGCTCGCCACGGCAGCTGCGTCCACGTCGGTGCAGGCGGTCTTCAATGGCCTCGTGCGCAACGTGATCAAGGTCGTCGGCGACACATACCGTTTCACGTTCGGGGATACCGGCGTGACGTGGGTGTGCGCTGGTGCGTCGCTCAACGGCACCACGACCGCGGCCATCACGATCCCGTGCGCTCCTGTGATTCTGGGGGAGGGCGATCAGGTCCTGCTCTCGGACTGGGGTGCTTCGCAGTCCGGCGCGAGCTCGTACGAGTTCAAGGCCGGATTCTGGCTGCGCTGAAAGGAGCCGACCATGGACTTCTACGAACTACGATCGTCCGAGCCCGAGATGCGCTACGTCGATGTGCGCCTGCTCGGGACGGGCGCGTCCGCCCCGACGAAGGTCTACGGCAAAGGGATCACGGTAGCGCGGTCGAACACGGGCATTTACACGCTCACGTTCACCGCGTCGCCTGGCACCTGGGCCGGCTGCACGGTCGGGCTCGACGCGACCACGCCTGGCGACATCAAGAACCACTCCGTGGTGTGCACCAAGACGTCCGCAACGGTCGTCACGGTGAACTTCTACGACGCATCGGCGAACGCCCACGACCTCGCTGCGTTGGAGTGGATCAACCTCACGCTGAAGTTCAAGCAGAGCAACGCCTGAGCCCATGCCGCGCCTGATGCAAATGGGCACCATTGTCGAGCGCGCTCGTCAGCGCGCGGACAAGGTCCACGACGACCACATCGAAGAAGCGGAGTGGAAGTCGTACGTCGACGAGGTCTATTCGACTCTGATCTACTCAGTCGCAGCGCGTCCTGGGATGCGCTACTTCGAGTACGTCGAGTCGCTGACCACGACAGGCGCGGCCTACGTTGAAGAACCGGACGACCTGTTCTCGGTCATCCGCGTCGACTATCTGGCGAGTTCTACCGATCGACGTCGCCTGATCTCTCTCAAGTCCAGCGAGGAGCCGCCGCTGGCAGCGATGACCGGCACCGAGCCGGTCTACTACTCGCTGATCGACGATCGCATCTACCTGTTCCCGACGCCGGCGACAGGCAAGACGATCGAGATGCTGTACGTCCCGCAGCCGCCCGACCTGTCGGACTACGCAGACGATGACCTCGTCGACGTGGTCACGCCGGACGGAGCGGCTGCCCTTATCTGGGGCGTGGCCGCGCTGGCTCGCGCCAAGGCGTCGCAGGACGTCCAGTTCCACACCGCGAAGTCGGAGCACCACAGCTCGATTCTGCTCGAGTGGGCTGCAGAGCGCCTGATGGGCGAGGGCGGGCGCTTCGCTGCTCCGACGGACGTTGTGCCGTCCATGCGCGATCCCGGGGACTACCTGTGAAGCCAATCCTCGGCATCACGCTCGCAGAGGAGACGGCCGAGCGCGTTCGGCGCAGCCATCACGAGGCCATCCGCGAGCTGCAGCAGGCCCCGATGGCCGGCGCGCGCGTGGTCAAGAACATCACGCTCGTGGACGGCATCGAGACGTCCGTTGCGCATGGACTCGGGCGCGAACCGACCATGTTCTACCTGTCGCCCCCGCGTGGCCCGAGCTCGACTGGGCGCATCGAGGAGGTTCGGGGCACGCAGGACCGCTCCAAGCTGGTCGTGATCAAGGCGAGCGGCATGGGCGCGACCATCACCGTCGACGGAGTGTTCTGGTGAGCCTGGCGCCGCAGACACTGGCGGTCCCGCTCGCTGCCGGCCTGAACCAGAAGTTCGATCCACGTGCGCTCGAGCAGCCCTCGCTGAGTCGGTGCGTCGATGTGCAGTTCGACGAGATCGGCGGCATCCAGACGCGCAAGCCGTTCGGACGGAGCACGTTCTCGGAGAACGTCTACGGCGGCGGCACGCTGGACAACTATCGTCGGTGTTTCGCGTTCGGCGACGAGCTGCTCGTGTTCACGAAGGACGCGCTCTACAGCTGGAATGCGCAGTCCGAGACGTGGGTCAGCAAGGGCACGCACCTCGCGGCCAAGGTCGAGGAAACGCCGCGCTTCGTGACCACGGGCGACCAACTCGACGCAGATCGCGCGGAACTGCTCGGCACGGTCGTCTACGCCTGGACCGAGGACGACACGACGACGTACATCGCGGCGACCGACTCGGCCGGGACCGTCATCATGGCGCCCACGGCCATCGCTGGCTACGCAGTCCGGCCGCGCGTGGTCGCACTGGCGACGAAGATTCTCGTCCTGTTCGCGGACGACATGAACGGGCTCTATGCGTACGCGCTCGACCCGACCTCGCCGGCGACCGCGCTGGGCGGCGCATCGACGACCGTGCTCGGCGGCTCTGCATTCAACGAGCACTACGACGCGGTCAAGGTGCCGGGCGCGGACACGGCGGTCGTGGCCTGTCGTCGCGTGACCACGACGTCCTACTCGATCATCACGGTCACAGCCGCGCTGACCGTCACAGCCTCGACCAAGGCCCGGACCTGCGACGGCCCGATTGCGGTGTCCTGTCCGTCGACGGGCACGCACGTTCAGGTTGTGCGAGGCAACGGCACGGACATTCAGGGCGACTACATCCTGTTGTCTGGTCTGGCCGACGTCACGACAGGACAGGCGGTCGGCACCGGGTCAGGCACGATCAACCAGATCGCGGCGGCCCATCGCTCGACGCAGGATGCCGGGCAGTACCGCTGCTATGCGTTCTGGTCCTCGTCGGAAGCGGCCGGGTCCTCGAACTGGCGCTCCAAATACAACTGGGTCGACACGGGCGGCTCTCTCGGGACGCAGGACACGCTCGCCTATCACATCGGCATCGCGTCGCGCGCGTTCGACCACGATGGGCGTGTGTTCGTCTGGGGCGTGTTCGCCGGGGCGTCACTGACTGGCGCGTCGCTGAGCTACGGCGCGCAGCTGCAGAACATGTACGTCCTGTATCGGGACGACGTCTTCATCACGGCCAAGGCGGTCATGCACCGAGCTGGCGGGTTCTCCGGGTCCACGGGGCATCTGCCAGGCGTGACCGGCTCGAGCTCGTACACATGGTGCGGCATCGAGCGGCGTGTCCTGAACCTGGGCAGCGATCACACTGGCTATGGCGCCCGGTCGCCGCGGGACATCACGGTCACGTTCGACTCCGACGAGGCCCGCCGGTGTGTGCGGCTCGGATCGACGCTCTACATCACGGGCGGCGAGATCCTGCAGTACGACGGCGTGCAGCTGACCGAGGTGGGCTTCCACATCTTCCCGTGGGACTTCGCGCTCGCGCAAGCCGCTGGGCCTGTGAGCCACACGGACGGCACGTACGCCTACAAGATGACCTACCGCTGGGCGAACGCGGCCGGCGAGTCGGAGCGGTCCACCACCGCGCTGGTTGGAACCATAGAGATCTCCAGTGGCCCGGACGGCGTCACGCTCGGCTCGGCTCCACCGCTGACCGTGACGCACAAGACGGACCGCCCTGTAGCGGTCGAGGTCTGGCGTACGCCGGTCGACCCGAACGAGGAAACTCCGTTCTATCTCGTGACCAGCCCCGATCCGGGCGACACGGGCCTCTCCGCGAACGAGTACATCGAGAACGACCTGGCCACGGCGAACCTGCCAACGTTGGGCGATGCGTACGACGACGACACTCTCCAGGAGAAGGAGACCAACCCGGAGAACGGCGGTGTCCTCGAGAACCTGGCTCCGCCCCCGGCGACGCTCATCGCGGCGAACGCTGACCGGCTGTTCCTGGCAGGCATCGCAGGCGACCCCGACCGCGTCTGGTA